TAAACGCTCATCTGGAGCGGTAATAGCAAGCGCAAGGGACTGCGTTAAAGCTTCTTGATGTGTCATAAAATTTCTCCTGTATATGTTGAATGCTCATTAAACTACGTTTGAATTCTTTTGTCTACTATGCTCTCGCTTCTAAATATTGCTTGGCTTGCCCCAGGGACATTCTTATCCCATCAATTAGCATAACTTTCTGAGGGGAAGCAGTGCTACCCATAGCTGAATAGCGGCGCGTTCTAGGCTTGCTGCGCTCGATTATTTCGGCATTAATTTGCAGGCTATTAGCTTGTGCTAATAGCTTCTCACAAGCGTTTAAGCTTTGGTTTTGTGTTGTTTTCATATTACTAGCCCCATATCTGCAGCAGTTTCGATATCCACAGCAAGCTTGCTGTGGCCCTTTAATAAATCTGTAAAACTACGCTCGGACTCCTCGCGAACGGTTCCCAAAAGCGTAGACTGACCCAATAAATAAAGTTGCAGGTCTGTAGCCGTCTCGCCGATGGTCTGCAAATGCGGCGAATTGTCCGCTAATAACGCGGCGCGAATGCGCCGCAATTCCTGCTCAATTTCCGGTGTTGGAAATTCCATACATTTTCCCCTTTATAGGTAAGATACAAACTCGCCGGTTTCATCGATTACTTCGATTTTCGCATTGCCACTATCGCCTAAAGGATTAACCACATAACGCCAATCTTCTAGGGTGTCAGAATTAAGCTTTGAAGCTAAATCAATAGCTTTGTCGATTGTCATAACGACAGTCGGATAATCAATCTTCTCACTTGCGGCATTAATCGTTATGCCATTTATGAATTTTATTGCCATACATTTTCCCCTTTTAGCTATGAGTGTAGCCGTCTGATTCTATGCCTAACCACATTCCCGACCATTGCACCATTAGGCAATCGAAGCCCTGCTGTACAGTCTTGCGGAATTCGCGATAAGTCATGCCTTGATCATTCTGTGACCATTTGCGGTATATTGATGCGCGTTGCGCTTTGTTCGTTTTTGCTAACATAATTTTCTCCTTTCTATTGAGCCCCAATTGAACCACAGTTTTTTATTTAATACCAATGAATCCCAGGATTTTCTACTATCTATTCGTTTCTATCGTTTAATAGCGTGAAAATTGAGTCAGATTGTCCGCTATGGTTCTTGAAGATATCCCCAGGGTAAAGCTGATAGTTATTTATTTGCTCTAGCGTTTTAAGTTTATTGGTGCGCGTATCAAAATAGCGACCGCCGAATGCATTTGGTTCGCCTCCATAGATTAATTCCACTTTAAATTTGCCGTCCTTTCTTACTTGATAAACGTTTATAGTTTTCATCTATTCGTTCTCACCTTTATAGTTAAATTTTATCTCAGAATTATCAGGAAAATTTACTACTGTAATTTCATCGTAAATTTCAGAATTTTCAAAAACGAATTCTGAAACTCGAATAACGGTTCTAGTCGTAGCACCGGCGCAATAATCGCGGACAATCTCACTATGACACTCCCACTTGAACCGCCGGCCATTATCATCGGCCCAATCTAGAAACCGCGCCGCTAAAGTATCTTGTGTTTCCATTGCTCTTATCCTTTATGCTCTTTTCTTATCATTAGAAAATATATAGTGTGCGGTTTCCCAGTCATGCGTTCGACGTGTAGCTACTCGCGCACCATATGGGCTCCGATATTGAATTACATACTCTTGTTTCGCATTATGAAAAAACAAGAATATTTTGTTGCCATTGCCATCTGCCACTTTTGCCATAACTTTCCAATTTTTCATTCTCTTATCCTTTCTATTAGTGAACCGCGATTATGATATCGATACCTTTAAAACGGTCGCTTCCACAAGCATGACCGACATTAGGCACACAATCGCCACATTTGCCGGTGCAAGTGTAAGCTTTTTTCCCGTATGCTTTACGCAACACCGATTGATGTTCCCGCTTTGCATGGTCTTGTGTGGATACTTTCGCGCCGATAGATACCGCGATAAACTCGCCGCGCACATAATCAAAAGCTTTCAATTTGTCCTTTATATCGTCACCATATTTTGAACCGCTAGACAGGTTAAGCTTGTAATTACTAGGGACAATACCCGCATAGTCTAGGAACGATTGCCAAGATTTAGAGTATCCATACGTCGATAACCATGGCCGCGCTGTTAATGATTCCATCCAAAACGCAATATCTGCTACGCCGGTAAAATCACCGTCCACATATAAACGAAAATCAATAGCGCCACTTTTAGGCGCAAACTTATCTAGCGCTATTAGAATATGCTTTTGTCCTGCTTTTGTTTGCAACAAAATACTATTTTGCACTTGCCGACAGAATGCGGCCGGATAGCGCCATGCTTTAAAGCTATAGCAGAATTTCAAGCACTCGCCGGCACCGATACAGAAATTTTCCCCAGGCAAACTGCTGAACGCTAGAAACGGCAATTTGCCGTTGCCTTCTTTAGCAAAAACGGAAAATCTAGGCGCACCATCTAGCAAAAAAGCTTTAAGCTTTTCTAGATCACGAATCCAATTTACGCCGGTTTCGGTCAATAGAATATTGTCGATAATAGCTATCGCGCCTTTTTTGTTCTTTTTACTTGCCGCTTTAGCGAGCCGTTTACAGTCGGTTCTATTCATTCTCTGTATCCTTTCTAGGTTAATTATCAATAGTTACAATCAATAGCACTCTAAAGAATGCTATCTCAATAACTACTAGTCTTGATTTTCGGCCATGTCATTTAAGAATTGATAGGCTAAATTGTCAGTATCTGGCATTTCCATATTGGGCTGATATACACGGCCCAATGCGCTTAATGCTTCGTATCCTTTTGAGAATTGACCGCTATGCCATTCCGTAAAATGCCAGTAGGCTCCTGTAATTAGATCATCTAAAGTGAATGCGCCGCATTCACCTATAGACCATATAAATTCATCTGTATCTGTATCCATGACGGTATTAGACAGACTAATGAGGCAATCTGTAATGCGATCATAGGACATGGTTCCGTCTATAGTCGCTAGATTGTGATTAACCACGTTGAACAATGATTTTATTTTATGCATGGCCCTAGGCTCCTGCTATTGGGTTAAAAAATAAGAATAAGACTGTCAGTATAAAAAGAGCGGGTATCGCCGCTAGTAGTATCTCTTTTAATATATTCATGGCCCTAGGCCCTTGCTATCGGTGCGATGTTTATTTGACCATCTAGAAAAGACCATTTAATGCCATTGCTAAAATCATAGGCTTTAAGCTTATTGTTATTGATATCTAGCGTAGCACCACGCGCGGTAGCAGATACCTTTCTAACCTTGCACTCACTAGCAATAGCTAGGCGTAACACTATGCAGTCGGCTAGATATTCCGTGCTATATGTAACATTTGGCAAGAATCCCGATTCGAGCATTTCAGGCGCGTTTTGTAGCCATAGTCGCTGATTACCTCTATGCGCGGTCACTTGCGTGGTTTTGGTAGCTATTTCATTGTTCAAAAAACTGTAGCAAACTAGATTAGTGTAGGCATTCATTCTCTTTATCCTTTCTATTGGTGGTTAACAATTACAATCGATAGCACTCTTTAGAGTGCTATCTCAATAACTGCTACCATCCTCTCGCTGTTTCTAATACTTTTAGCGCGTATTGATAAGCTTCATCGTTTAAGCCACCATGGAATTGTGACGCTGTTTTATATAGCTCTGTTTCTAATTCCATACTATCCATGTCGTCCGTCACACTCTTAACTAACTGCGTGCATTGTTGGGGCTCTATTGCCTCCGATTCGTAGCAAATTAGCACCAGACTAAAAACTGTTTCAATTCCGCGTGATATGTTCATTTTTTTATCCTTTCTAGGTTAATGAGAATGATTCTCATTTAGTGATAAATAACGGGTTTTTCCCGACTTGGTTAACTATAGGTATTATCGGTTCTACTGTCTACTACTTTAAACCACTACTTTAGTTTTTAGCCGACTCTTTATAGGTAATTCCAGAAAATCACTGTTTTTTCGATTCTATTACGTTTCTGAGCTAGATTATTTTTTTATAGTGTCACTTTTATTTTTTTAACGTGATAGACGTAATTAGACGTAATGAGTGAGTATACATAGGGGTTATAGCTTATTACGTTAAACGTATTTATTACGTCTAGACGTAATGTTTTAACCCTTTTTTAGTTTTTTTCTTTAGATAGCTTTTTTGACTGAATATTTAGACGTAATGTTATTTTGCTCAGATATCAGTGTATAGACGTAATGGCATTGTATAACCGCGCTAAAAGCTTGCTAGTTAGCTAAAAGCTATTGGATGGGATAACCGGCCGTCTAATTCACTAAACCGAGCCTAGCAAGCGCAATCGATCGCGCCTGCTATGCATTTGAGCATGGCCCGCGTTATGCGCCCGATTATCCGAGAACCGCGCTCAATTGGCCCAATGCATTGATCGCGATCAATCGGCCGCGAATCGCGGATAATGGCCGATTATCCTTAGACTACTAAGCAAATACGCTATCAAAATCCGCCTGGATTGGCCTAAGTTATTGATTTTATTAAAGTTTATCCTAATTCTACTATTTCCGGTAATGGCTATTACCGGAAATAGCGGGTCCCTTTTGGCCGATTCCAAGCATAAAACGAGCGTTCGTTCGATACCGACCGAACGCTCGTTCGCCGCCGCTGAGGGGAACCCGACGTAGATCAGGTTACATACAAACAATTCCGGCCAAAACAAAAATGACCCATGTTCCACGTGAAACGCTACTTGCTAACCCACCCCCTTACATTAGAAAATTAAAAGCTATAAAAATTTTTGCAAATTTTGTATCATTCCCGCTTTAGAAAGCAGAAAGCCTGACAACCCAAAGTACTGTGCCTTAGATGCACCTGGAGACATTCTTGAGCAAAAGAACCAAAGAGCTGTTTAACTCTCCTCCTCTACCCGTGACCCAAGGGGAGAAGTTGATGGAGAGGTTGAACGTCCCTGTAAAACCTTTGAAGTCGCAACCTAAAGCGGTAACCCCGCAGCAGTGGAAGTTTGTCCAAGAGCTAGTGTCCGAGGATGGTAGGGTCACGTTGAAGGAGGCCGCGATCCGTGCTGGGTACTCCGAGAAGAATGCATCGTGGGAGTCAAATAGGCTGACAGACCCCAGGTATCACCCTCAAGTGGTAGCCGCGATCCAAGAATACCGACACCAGCTTGCTGAGAAGTACGGCACGAACTTTGAGCGGCACATGCGTGACTTGCAGGTAATCAGGGACAAGGCCCTTGATGCGGGAAACTTTGGCGCTGCTGTGTCTGCCGAGTACCGTAGGGGCCAAGCCCTTGGCACGATATACATTGACCGTAAGGAGATCCGCGTAGGCACGATAGACAGCATGTCCA